GTGTTGACAAGCAAGTCAAGCGTCACGTCGCGGAACGGCTTCTTAAACAAGCAAAACGTCAAGGCGTCCAGAATGGTGGACTTGCCCGCGCCGTTCTTGCCAACGATCAGTGTAGTAGGAGCATTATCTAAACGGATTTCCGTCCAACGATTACCAGAGCTAATGAAATTCTGATAACGAATCACATGGAATATAATTTTCAGTTCAGTTTACCTCCAGCGCTTCTTTATAGATTTCTTCAGTCAACAATTGTAACTCTTCTCTATCGCTTACGTCAAGTTTGCTGATTGCTTTCCTGAATAATTCTAAAGTATCGTCGGAAATTTCCTCTTCGGTTTCCTCCTGACCTATTTCTACAGGAGCAACTTTTTCATCAATCAAAAGATCGATGACGCCTAGCTCGTTAATCTTATCAATAAAATCATTGAACTTAGATTCGGAAGTCTTATTAACGACGTTGACGCGGCAATAGGTATCCTTAGCCTCCGCTACGTCAGGAATGCTGTCCTCGTCATATTCAAACTTGGTGAAAATCTTATAGGGATTTTTTATCCATACCCTTTCGCCAGTGTCCGTATCCAGGACCATAAATCCAGCGAAATTACTATAATCACCCCAATTAAAGTGAAAAGCACTACCAATATAGTAAATGTTATTGCGATTAGAGCGGATATGATAATGTCCACTAAAAACTGCGTCAAACTTTTGAAATAGCTCATAATTGTCTCCATGTGAAGCAAGCCTTCCCTTCGTTTGCTCAAACCCTTTAAGCTCCAGATGCGCCATGCAATATTTTGTGTTGGAAGCCTCAATCCAACGCAATGACGCTTCCCGATTCTCAGGCGAAATCCAAGGAACCATCAGAATCTTAGTACCGTCGATCATGACTTCGGTTGGCAAGTTGTCATACAATTTAATATTGTACTTCCCGTCAACAATCTCGCGAAGCGCATTAATCCGATTGCTGGTCTTATAATAAACGTCGTGATTGCCAGCGATAAACATTACGTCGATTTCGAGCGCATTCAACGGCTCAAGAAAATCCTCTCGTAGGCGTGAGCCGGTTTGCACGTTGATTTGTTTGCGATTATCAACAAGATCGCCCAAATGCACGACATGCTTAATCTTAAACTTCTTCAAGTAAGGGATAAAGACATTGCTGATAAACTTCTGCTGATAATCATAAAAATTGGGGTTATCATTTCGACAACCCCAATGAGTATCCGCAATCATGACTACTTTTGCCAATTAGCTTCTCTTTCTAAAAAATTTATCTTGCTTTCCCTGAAGAGTTTCGTTAATGAAATCTCTTGTCGTCTCCAGTCGGATGCGGAGATTGAAAAGCTCGTTTTGATTGGTGCAAGCCTTAAACTTGTCAATGAGATTAATGACGATTTCAGGCACTAGGTATAGACTTTCTTTATTCATTGGACTCCTTCTTTCTTCTTCCTCCTATTCTTAGAATAGCTAAGATTTTTGTGATTGGCGTAGTTGTTCGCCGCCTTTTTCGCTTTCCTCTGTTCGAATTCTTCGATGACTTTATTATGCTCTTCGTTATTGAATAAGTCCTCGATATCCTCCATATCCTGAAAATATGTCTTTTCAAAGTTCTTATGCTTTATATACTGTTCTTTCTTTTCCTTATCGATTCGCTGGAGGAACATGTTCCAAGCAATCTGAGTGAAATACGCGAAGGGATTCGGATTCTTCGTATTATATTCTACGTCGTAGAGGTCCACCTTTTCAATCATTTTTTCGATTGCGTCAGAAATCATTTCTTCCTTGTAGGAATAGGATAGGAAGTTGAACTTCGATCCTAGATTCTCTGCAATTTTCATTATACATTCGCCAACGTATCTGGGAATCTCAGGTTTCTTATCGCCTGATAATTTCTTCTTCTCGTTGTACTCGACTAAGCTCTTATGAAAATCCGGCCCATTAACGTAATTCTTCATTGATTTGGGCTTGCGTACTATACTACCAACTTTTTCCTCGCTCAACAAATTTCCTTTCTTTTTATTTTTCTTTGTCATAGCGAAGATTTCATTTTGAAAAAGATTTTACCATCTAAAAATTAGATTGTCAAGCAGAGAAAAAGAATTTTTTTGGAAAAGGACGATTTCGCTTGACACGGCGCTTTTCCCCCTGGTATAATATCTTTAGATATGAAAGAAAACTTTAAAGTTCCTTGTAAACTTCAATATTTAAAATTCCGTAACGTTACAATATATATTTAAATAAACTTTAACGTTACAATATACTTTAAAGTTCCTTAACGTTACAATAATCAACAAAAAAGAAAAAATAAGGAATCCTTCAATATATTAAGGTACCTGAAATATTATATCAGGGGCGAAACTCCCGGACTTCATTTTATGCGGATGTCATACAATTTGTAGGGGAACTGTTCCTCGTCATACATTGACAATCTCTCTTTCATATGGAACAATGTCGTATTCTCAAGATCGTCAATTAGATCGTCTGCAATGTCGAAAATCATCAAGTGGGATTTTCCTTCTCCTTTGCGCAGTCCTCTTCCGATAGATTGAAGAGTCCTGATTCTGGCTTTGGATGGATGGGTGAAAATCAAGTTATGAATTCTCTTCACGTTAACGCCAGTGGAAAAAACTCGGCTGCAAATGGTGATGGATTCTTCAAGAGTCTCGACATTCCTGACGACTTCCTCTCTTTCTTCATTTTCGTTTCTTCCATCAATATAAAAAACAGGAACGGTGCTTCTTTTTTTAATTTCTTCATATAACTTTTTGCCATGCGCTCGATTGATGAACATCACGAAAGTATTACCTTTCAAGGATAGCGCCAGATTGGCGACGAACCTTATCCTTTCAGGAAGATTGATGATATATTCGATTTCATCCCGATATTCAATCTTCACTGAATTATGCCGATAGATTGAATTCAGGAGCTTTAATTTAAGCACTTTGAAGAATACCGGAGAGGAATATCCTCTATCAATAAGCTCCTTTGTCGTTATGAATTTGGAGATTGGACCGAACAAACCTTTCATGGTCATATTGGAGAGTTCTACCTTGCTGATTGTTCCAGTGACGCCGATTTTGATTGGCGTTTTGGTGGTCTTCTCCATTAAATCAATAAGACTTTTGGCTGCAAAAGTGTGGCTTTCATCGCCAAGGATGACGCCGAATTTTCCAAGCCAGCTACGGCTTTCCTTATAGATCGCCTGATAGGTGGAAATCACGAGTTGTTTGTCAGTGATTTTCGTTTCTCCTTCCATGATCAAATGGGCGTCTCCTTCATAACCGTAGTCTTTGAAGTCGTTGAACATTTGTGAAACGAGTTGGATGGTCGGAACGATAATCAACGTTCTCTTATTGAAATACCTATAAAAAAGGTAGAGAAGAAGAGATTTACCGGAACTGGTGGGACTGACACCGATCATGCGATGATTCCTGACGCCCTTAATAAAATATTTCAGTTGATAGTCTCTGACTTCATATTTTTCAGGTAGGTTGAGGGTTTTGATAAATTCCAACGCCTCAATCTCGGAGAATTCTTCTGAATCAAAACTCCCTCGGATTGTATATTCATAATTATTTTTTTTCAGGATTTGAATCAACTCAGGAAGAAGACCGATGTAGAGCGTTCTGTTCAGGCGCTTAAAAAGATGAACGTAACCATCCCACTTGATGACTGGATTGCGATATTTAGGATCGTATTTGTAGTTAGCGGGATGGAATTTGAAATGGTCGTCAAGTTCGGCATAAATGCTGCGCTCTGCGTCAATTCTCACAAACACTTCATTGATTTTATCAATAAAGATCAATTGCCGCCTTCCCACATTGCAAATTGAATGGCTTCTCTAATGTGATATGATCTTTTGTTGATGCATTCGAGGATGGATTTTAGAACGTCAACCTTCTCTTGTTGATAAGCGACCTTTTTCGTAGCTGTGATTAAGTCTTCATCGCCTTCCATGTAGCGCGGTGCTTCAGTTTTTAAAATTCTTCCTCTTGGCGCAATTTCAATCCACTTTTTTTGTAGCTCTTCTGGTGCGTCTTCCTTGACACCCTCAGTATATAGGCAATAGCGTTCAAATTTCAGTCGTGCATGTTCGGCCTCAACCTTAGTCAATAGAAGTTTTTCATCAGAAAGAATTTTTAAATATTTGCCATGCAATCTGGGAATTTTTAACGATTCCTCGCCTAAGATGATGGGATCAATTCGTGAATCTTTCTCCCATTCAGCGTGTATTTCTTCAAGAGTCATTCATATCTCCTTTATCAATAAAACATTGAATAATAACACAAAATCCAACTTTATGGAAGAGAAATACTATATTTCGTATAATTAAAAGTGACTCTTGAGGTAATGTATTTTACCGTCTCCGCAGTCGTTCCGAATTGTGGACCTTGCAGATAAGTTGGTGAGCATCTTTCAAAAGTGAAAACGTAGCTTGGATTTCTCTGCGAATCCATGGTAAACAGTTGCAGGTCGGAATAGACGCCGAAGCCGGTATAGTCAGGATTGCTTTCTAGGTTTCTGAGTTTATAACCGGAATTGGTTGGATTGCCGATGGCGGTTAACCAATTATGAATTTCTAACCAGTTCTGGAGCTTATCATC